TTACCTTGGCAGGGGTAGACCGCTGCCGCCCGTATGCGAAAAATTTTGAAGTTCCGAAAACGGCATTGTTTCGATGGCCTTCGGGATGGCAGAGGGGTTCAGCCGGGCGGGGTTCAGGATAATGCGCAGCCGGCTGCCGCGCGGGCCGTCATCAAACACAACAATTTTATAGATCAGGTCGCGCACGATTACGCGCATTTTTTCGGGTTGCAATTCGCGCAGGTTTATGCCGGACCACACGCGGCGCAGTTCATCCACACTGGCGGCGGCTGATTCTGCGCTGATGTCCAGATCGTTGGCCTGGGCCAGCAGGGTCATGCGCTGTTTTTGCAGGGCGTTGATGCGCTCAATGGCCCCGGCAGCATCCAGGCCGTTTTCGATGGCCTGATACAGGCGGTCGACCTTTTGCTGTATTATGCCGGCTTCCTGCTTGAGTTCTTTGGCGCGCTCTGCGTTGCGGCCATCCGGCTGCAGGGCTTCCAGCACAGCAACACATAGGGCATCCATATTAACAGGATCCAGCACAATATGTTGAATATAATCAATCACTGCATTCTCTAAGCGGTCAGCGTTGACGCGGTGGGCGTGCGCTCCCCCGTCGTGCTGCCGGTGCTGGGCAGTGCAGCGGTAGTACCGGTACTCCACCGCCTTGCCGTGGCTGTTGTAGCGGTGCATTTCGCCGGACATGACCCCGCCGCAGCCGCCGCAATATACCAGCCCGGAAAGCAGGTAGAAAGCCTTTGCCTTGTACTGGGCGTTGCGGTGCTTGCGTTTATCCATTTCGTCCTGCACGGCCTGCCACTGTTCCGTGGGGATGATCTGCGGCATGCCATTCTCCACGCAAACCCATTCGTCCCGCGGTTTGAGCCTGCGGCGGCTGGTGCGGCCGTCCACATCGGCGGGGGCCAGGCGATTCCAGATATACAGGCCGGTGTATTTTTCGTTGCGCAGGATGTCGTACAGGCTGTTTTTGCCGAATGGCTGCCCCCGGCGGGTTACATAGCCCCCAGCGTTAAGGGCATCTATAATTTCAGTGTAGCCCGCTCCCTGCTGGTACAGCTTGAAGATCAGCTGCACCGCCTCAGCCTCCCGCGGAACAATGGCATACTGGCCTGTAGATTTATCCACCGTATAGCCCAGCGGCGGCGGGCCGCCGGTGGTTCTTGCTGTAAGAGCGTTTTCGCGCAGACCTTTGGCAACCTCCTGCGCCAGATTGGCGCTGTACCATTGGTTGATGGCCTTGGTTACATTGCGCATGAACTGGCCTTGCGGAGTGGCGTCAAAGTGTTCCGCCGCGGAAATGACCTGAATGCCCTGCCGGCGCAGCTGCATTTCGACTACCGTCTGCTGATCCGCGTTGCGGAAAAAGCGGTCCAGCTTGTGCACGATGATGTATTGCACCCCGGCGGCTGCCGCATCGGCCAGCATGCGCTGAAACTCCGGGCGTTCACCCCGGCGGCCAGAATTGCCATGGTCCTTATACACCTGTACCAGCTCATACCCTGCCGTGGCGGCAAAGGTGACGATTGCACGCTGTTGGGCCTCCAGGGATTCCTCGCGCTGCTCATTGGTAGATTTACGGCAGTAGCCGAAAGCCCGCGGGGCTTGCATAAGAGATGGAATTGTAGCAGACATGATATTACTCCCTGCCTGCCGGATTTCCCGGCAGGGCTTTTTACGCCATATGCAGCCGTTCTTTCAACGCCTGCCTGCTTCCGGGTGGAAAACTCTGTGCGGCGGTCAAGCTCTTTTTTCCCTTGCGAAAAGCAAATGCCAGCCATAAAAATATGGCTGGCATTTGCAAATACTAGTTTATCAGCCCAGCTTTTCAAATACCATGGTTGCCTGAATACGGTCGCCGCCCATTATGCCTTTGCTGCCGCTGCTTGTGGTGGAGATAGTATGCAGGCGGTATCCCTTGGCTGCCTGTTCGTTGATGACTTTCTCCAATTCTGTCAGATTGCCGGAACCTGTGCCAATAAATTTTTCTTTCAGGGTAACCTGCAGCACAACATACTGGTAGCTGATGCCAGATCCCCTGGAGAACGTAGATTCCTCTTGAATCGTGTCAAAAATGCCCATGATAAATACCTCCTGCTTTTTATACCGCTATAATAAGCAAAAGCCCCTGCCAACTATTGCGGCAGGGGCTGCTAAACATAGATACAAACGGGTAAATAATATAATTTACCCGCATTCCCCTTGAATCCTTGTATATAAAGTAGCACAAACGGGAAAGAATTGCAACAAAAATACCGCAGTCTGATGTTTGACTGCGGTATTTTTGATCAAAATTGCCAGCGCCAGAGGATCAGGTGGCAACTTCGGCGGCGTTTGGGTCGTTTTCGGTGGTGGCTTGCTGGGCCAGCATTTCGGCTTCACTGCGCTCCACATTGCGGGTCAGCTGCATGACAAAGCGGCTGATAGACACCCGCGCGGCGGTATCCATGTTGACATAGGTGCGGATCACCTCACGGCCAATATAGTCCAGATCGTACTTCTGGGCCAGTTGTTCCACCAGGTCGTCCAGCGCTGGGGCGTTGAACATGGCTTCCGGGCCGCCGGTGCCGTTGCGCAGCCAGTCCTCGTTGACGTCAAAAACACGGCAGATAGAAAGAACGTTTTGATCCGTGACCTTGCACAAACCTTTTTCGAGTTTGCTTACCGCAGATTTGCCAATACCTAGCTGCTTTCCGAATTCCTCCAGCGTCATCCCGCGCGCCTTGCGAACGGCTTTAACGCGATCGTTTATTGTGCTGATATTATCACCTCCCTTCGCGTTTCGTTGCATTTAGTATAGCACAAAAAGTTGAATAAAGCAACAAAAAAATTGAAATTTGGAGTTGACAATGTTGAATCAAGATACTATAATAAGGGCATAGGGTAGAACAAAGACACAGCTAAAGAGAATCAAGACACAAGTTGCTGTGGTATCTACCACTATTATACCCAGAAAGGTTCTTCAAATTCTTGCCCTATCTCATGCACAGGGGCACCGCCTATTTATCAGTGCTCAGTCTTTTGCAGGGTATAAGTCATTGTTTTGGGATTACCGGCCCAGTAGGACCAGTAAATCAATTCGTATCCGTCAGTCAAGAGTTGCTTTACTTCGGCAACGGATTTTACAGTGACTTTTTTCACAGCAGCACCTCCTTTCCGTCACGAAAGAGGGTGCGCCCCTGTGCATGAGATAGGGCAGGAGCAAAAAAATTATATGTTAGGAGATCAATGCCTTTGCGGTGCGGCCTGGTGCGTGTGCCTGCGCACCATCAGCTATGCACTGCTGGCATTGGTGGGGAGATTATAGCATGGGGCAGCACAGCGGCACAAGAACCGCTGCCACCCGTATGCGAAAAGCGCCCCGCACAGGGGCAGAAAGGAAAACAGAATGGAAAACACAAAGATGCTTACTAATGAAGAGCTGGCCAAAGAGCTGGCAAAAATGACCCCGGCGGAACGCGCCCAGGCTATGGCCTATGTGATGGGCCTGGTGGCCGGCAAAGCTCAGGCCAAGGCCGCGGAACCCGCAGGCGGCGCGGCATGACGCCGTTAGAACGCAGCTGGGCCGCTGCCCTGTGCGCCAGTGGGGATGCTGTTGCCAACATGGGCACGGATGCCCTGCGCCTGGTAGCAACCAAAAAGCCGCAGGACGTTACCAGCGCCGGAATTATGGAGAGCGCCCACAAACTGGCCCGCGCCTGCCGGATCGCTGACGCCACAACCACCAGCACCCCGGCGGCCCAAAAAGCCGCCGACGCCTATGCGCTGGAAGCTGCCCTGTACGCCGTAGCATATGAAGCTGCACGCCTTGTGCGGTCTGATATGTGGCGGCTGGTGGCAATGCGGCTGGATGAAGCGCAGGAAGTTGGCACAAGAACGTCTGAATTGCACATCCGGCAGCCGCTGGGCAAGCTGATTATGCGCCGCCACCCGCTGGCCGTGCGCGGATCGACCGCCCAGAACCTTGTGGACGAGCTGCTGTACGCCGCGGTAAAGCGCGGCAGGCGGCAGCAGGACTGGGCAAGCGCGCTGGAAGCCGCTGTGGCCTGCGGCTGCATGATGGACGCTGTGCTGAACTACCCGCCCAGATGGGAGAACCAAGATGGAAAATGAAGAATTTGTGATTGCGGAGGGCTTTTTGCCGGACGGTACCCCGGTGCTGCCGGGCGCACGCCTGACCGATGAAGCAATACATTGCATTGCCCCCATGCTGGCAGAGCTGTTTGCGGCGGCACTGGCACGGGAAACCGATAAGAAAAGCGAGGCATGAACGATGGAAGCCAGAGAATTAAAGGACATGACCGCCGTGCTGCGGTCCATCAATGACGGCAACCCCAGCAACGCAGAGCGCTGGGTGAACCTGACCCAGCGCGTGATCCGCGCCGAATATCGCGCCAACACGGCAGAGCGAGCTGCCGCCCGCAAAGATTGGGAAAAGCAGAATGCCGAAGATGATGCCTGGATGGCCCGCTACCGCGCCGAAGAAGCCAAGCTGGCAGCGCGGCAGGCACAGGAAAATGCAAGCCTGTGGCGCTGGACTACTGTGGCCATGGCCATTGCACTGGCACTGGCTGTGGCATTTGGCACACACCAGGCGAATGAGGCCGCCCGCTGGCGGTACGAAGCCCAGGGAATGGGACAAACGGAGATTGTTACCCCGCAGAATCAGAACACGGCGGTGCAGCCATGACGGTGCTGGAATGGCTGCAGGAACTAGAAGAGGAAGAGCGGATCGTCAAGGTTGGCTGCGTGGACAACACCCTGCGGGGCCTGCGCCGCTGCACCGCCAGAATGGCCGCCGCCAGCTACCTGCACTGGGCCTGCCCGGAATACCTTGCGCCGCAGCTGGGGCTTGCATTTGAGTGCAAAAGCCCGGCGGTCAACAACGAAAAATTTTGCGAGCGCTGCGCGGCAGCGTTTTTGTCCGCGCAGATGCCGAACACGGGGAGAGTGAAAAAGCCATGGACGCACCAATGACGCCGCGGGAGGCCGTGGCCTGGCTGGTGGAAAACACCGCTGCCACCCGCAAAACCTACTGCATTATACTGCGCAGCACCAACGGCGTACACAACCCCGGCACGCGTGGCATGCTGATCTGCCAGGCGGCAGAGCTGGCAGGCCGCCTGCACGCTTACCGGGAAAGCCTGCACCACATGATGCAGGCCGGAATGATACCAGCCGATCTGCTGGACGATGTGAAGGAAGTGCTGAAATAATGATTTACTATCTTATTACTGCCGGGGTTGTGGCCCTGGGGCTGCTGGCTACCTGGACCAGTGGCCGGGATGTGGGCTACCGCAATGCCATGCGGGATGCAGAACGGCTGCACGATGATGATGCTGTATTCCGCCCCGGCAAAGGCGGCCGCCAATGACGGCGGAGGAACGCGCAGCCCTGATTGACCGGCTGGCCCCGCTGATCATTGAGGAGCGCCGCAAGGCCGCAGAGCAGAACCCCAAGCGCCCGCCCTGGTACATGACGAACATTGCCCACCCCGTGATGGGCTGGCTGTACAACCAGTACCTGGCCAAGCTGGGCGAGGTAAGTCCGCCCGGCGATGCCTGCCGCACCCGGTTTGAGCTATCCATATTGCACCCGGCTGTGCTGAAAAAGCTGGCCGAGCACTACAAGATCCAATAACCCCGCCCCGGCGGGGCAGATATGCCGCCAAAGCTGCACGAGGCCGCGGCGGCCCCTGAATCCTCCCACAGTTGCTGCGTGGGCAAGTACGGCAACACCACTGTGCAGGTAATGCACAACGCCCGGCACCGGCCACTACTCCCGGCTTGTGCCCGGCGGCCGCCTGTTAGCTTTTTAGCCCGGCTTTTTCCACCGGGTGCCAGGCCCCTGCGTGCAGATTGCCAAGCGCCGCGGGTGCGCCTGGGCAGGCGGGTTTTTATGGTGCGTGTGCAGCACCGGCATGGCCCAAGCAACCCATGCCGCCCGGATCAACACCGGGACGCACTGCCAAAGAATGGGTGGTTGAATGATACCAATGACAATTTTTGATGCCAACTGCCTTTACGTTCTCCAATGTCTGGGCCTGCCGCGGTGCGGGCGCTGCCGCTACTGGGCCACCGTGCAGTGCCCGCTGTATGGCCGCAACACGCCAAGCGACTTTTGCAGCCGCGGAGAAAAATGAGGTGACCAATGGAACGAAGCTGTAAAAACTGCCAACAGCGCCGCGTGGGCTGCCATGCCAACTGCGAGCGTTACAAGGCCGACTGCGCCCAGGATGCCAAGCGCCGGACCTATGAAAAGCAGTTTGCCTATCTGGACAGCATGCCGCAAACCGCCACCGCCTTAAAAAAGACCCTTGCGCCCCGGCGGGTGGGCGGGCAGCAATAAAAGAAAGGATGAAATACGATGACCAGAAAAAAGTGCATCAAGCTGATTATGGGAACCGTGGGGTTGCCGCAGCCGTGGGAGGCTGAAAAAGTTTTCCGAGCAACGCGGGAATGGATGTACGGTGAAACCGGGCCATGGCCGAGCAATCAGGAAGTACTGATGGCTATTCTGAGCACAATGGTAAAAGGCGTGGATATTGGCATGCCGTTTACAACTTGCTTTCTGGCAAAAGTCCGCCTGCTTATCATCAGGGCAAAACTCAAGCGCATCCACGACCGCCTGATGGGCGGCCCTGCAAAAGAAACCCAAGCATGAACCAAAGCCGCAGCCCTTAAACCAGGGCGGCGGCTTTCGCAAAACCGGGCACAGCTTACCTATTATATAGAGCATGTGGCTGCGCAGCCGCAGCGAGCTGCCGCCAAACGGTCCGAGGGGGGGCCGTGTGGGCGGCTTGTATAGGGGTTATTTCAAGGTCCATTCTCCCCCAAAGAAAGAAAAGAAGTGAGCGGCATGAAAACTACCAGAAAGCAATACATCCGTGAGCAGAAAACAATCTGCGGCGATAGTTATGCCGAGGTAGATTTTTGCTGGATCACTGAGCGGGAACACCGGGCAGGCCCCCGCGGAAAAAAGCAATTTGCCAGCAGCCTTGCCCAGCAAAAGCGTAACCGGGAACGATCGGCGCGGCTGCTGGTACAACTGCTGAACACAAATTTTGACCAACGGGGCTTTGCCCTTACCCTGACCTATGAAGACACGTGGCTGCCGGACGATGACGAAGCGGCCTGGAAGGACGTGTACAACTACCTGAAACGGGTGCGCCGATGGCTGACCCGGAAAAACTGGCAGGATGCAACACCCATCAAGTGGGTGTGCGTGACGGAGAACCAGGAAGCTGACCCGGCCAACGGCCTGAAAGAGGTGCGGTACCATCACCACATGGTGCTGCAGGTGGACGGCCTGACCGCCGAACACCGCGCCGCCCTGCGTGATGCGCTGGAAGATCTGTGGTGCACCGGCCGCAGCCGGGAGCCGCTGGGGACCGTAAACGCCGACCGCCTGCAGCCTGAACATGACAGCTTGGAAGGGCTGGCCAAATACATGCTGAAATACCCCCGCCGCCGTAAAAGCTGGCACGCCAGCCGCGGTTTGAAGCGCCCCACCTATCCCCGCCCCAATGATACCCACTGGACCCCGCGCAAACTGGCCGATGCCTGCACCATGCGCGTGGACGATGCTGATTATTGGGAGCGGCGCTACCCCGGCTACAGGTTTTTGGGGGCTGTGCCCAGCTATAACGAGGAGCGGGCCGAATGGCGGCTATACATCAAGCTGCGCCGGAAACGCAGGTAATACAACGTTATCCCCCGCCCCGGCGGGATAAAATAAAACGATAGGGAGTAAACGCAAATGGAAAACAAGCAAAAAGCGCTGGAAATGGCTGCGGCCATGCAGCAAAAAGAGAAAAGCGGCAGCCTGCTGTGGTGCGTGGCCGAGGATTTGAAGGCCACAATCCAGAGCATGAACGAAGAGGAGGCCAAAGTGATTGTGGCAGATCTTGAAGCCGGCACGCATGATCTGAAAACCTGCGAGAAAGCGATCCACGACTATGCCAACAAGCACAAAAGCGGCCGTTCCGCCTGCTGCCCCGGCCCTGCCGTGCCAGGGATCCTGCGTGCGCACTTCGGCCTGCCGGAAAGCGGCCAGAGCACCGCACCCGCCCTGGCAGAACGTCCCAAGCGCCAGCACCTGAACATCATGGACTTCATGTAAGGGGGCAACGCCATGAGAACACTGGAAGAATATGTGGCCATGATACCAACCGCGCCGCCGGACGACATTGAACGCTATCTGGATGCCCTGGGCAGAAAGCCGTTTGCTGTAACAAGTTACCGGTGCATATCACGGGATGATGCCGAATTCCGCCTGGATTGCGAAGACTTCCGGGCTGATCTGCGCCCCAGTGCCGCCATACGCCCCGCCGCCCTGTGGTGCAGCGAGTGTGAAAGCTGGTATCTGGCGGAATACGTCCCGGCCTATGGCGTGCCCTGCAGCCCAAACCTGACATACCAGAACAACAGCGGCGTGCAGGTCGTGAACGTTGAGCAAGACGCCATTGACAAAAAGCGAAACGGCGAAACCATGGTATGCCCCCTGTGCGGTGCTCAAACGCAGCTGCGCAACGTGCAGGAGCTGCGGTACGGGCGGGCAGCCCAAGACTTTATCGTGGTGCCCACCGTTGCGGAAAACTGCCTAATATTAACGCAGTGGTGCATTGAGCGCCACATATACGAAGGTCACCGCCACACCGAGCGGAACGCTATTAACGCCTTTGTGGTTGATGGCCGGCGGATCATCAAGCTGGCGCACTACCAGTACAACGCTATGGCTGGCAGTTGGCGGAACCTGGGCACGTGGGTACAGCGCGCAAAACCGGTAGATGACATTGGCTGCCCGAAAATGTACGCCGCAAACCTGCCAGATTTGGGCGGCACCGGCGCAGAGAATGCCAAGCTGTGGGAGTACATGGAGCAATCAAACGCAGCAAAAACGTTTTACCCGGTGGCATACCTGCGGCTGTATTTTAAGCACCCCAATGTTGAGAACCTGGTAACCGCAGGGCTGGGAAACCTGGTGGGCGATGGAATCGACGGTGAAATGGAACATCGCTACTATACCGGACTTGCCCCGCAAACAGCGGCTCCAAAGCTGGAGTGGGTGGACTGGAAAGAAAAACGCCCTGCCCAAATGCTAGGTATGACAAAGCAAGAATTGCGAACTTGGAGAGAGTACGGTCTGGGAGTTGACTGTCTGAGAACGTGGCAAGAGCTGGATACGTTGCCATGCGGCGTAAGCTTCCACGACCTTTGCGCCGCGATGAAAGCCATCGGAGCATACGACACGCGCCGGATTTTGCGCGAAAAACTGCCGATGATGCGGACCCTAAATTACATAGAGCACCAAGAGCAGGATCTTACGCAGCTTGAGGATTATTGGCGCATGGCTGCCGTGGCCGGCTGTGACCTGAACCAGGACGCAGTGCGCTGGCCCAAAGACCTGCGCACCGCCCATGACCGGATGAGCGAAACAATACAGTACGAGCGGGTAAGTGGCAAATGCCAGCAAGCGTTCGCCGCCATGACGGCCCGCTGCGCCGGGTTGACATGGGAACATGATGGGATTTGCATTCGCCCGGCGGAAACGCCGCTTGAGCTGATCCGGGAGGGCAGCACCCTGCACCATTGCGTTGGCAGATACTCAGATGCCCATGCACGGGGCAGAATTATCCTGTTTGTGAGGCATACCCGACGGCCAGAACGCAGCTGGTACACCCTGAACATTGACGTAACCAGCAAGAGAGAAATCCAGCTGCATGGATACGGAAACGAATTTGCCCACGGCAAAAAGCTAAAAATACCCCGGCGGGTCCGGGAATTTGTGGATCTGTGGGAGCGCAAAGTGCTGGCTAAGTGGCAGCTGCCGCCAGAGCAGAAAGCCAAGAAAAAGAAAAACAAGGCCACCCAGGCAGTGGCATGATAGGAAGGTGAAAGCATGGACGAAATAGTGGTCCGCCTGAAATCAGGAGAAGAAATTATATACCCGCACCCCGCGACGGCAGAATGGAAGGCCATTCCCAATGCTGTAATAGTCATAACAAACGGCAGCCAGGCGGTTGATATATACAATGCCAACGAGGTTGTTTTTGTGATACATCGCGAAAAAGAGGCACCAAAAGTTGAGGAGGAACCGAAAAAATGAAATACGATAGCGAACAGATGACGTTTGTGGGTGCCGCCGCTACGGCGGAAGAATCTGCCGCTCTGCGCCTGCATTATGAGATCATGGCCGCAGCGCAGGCAGCGGCGGCCAGCCTGCTGGATCTGGCCCGCAAAATCAAACTAATGCGGGATACCGGTGGATACAAGGCCCTGGGCTTTGACACGCTGGAAGCCTACACACTGACCACCATGGGCATGAAGCAGCGCCAGGCGTATAACTACATTGCCATTGCCGAAAAACTGCCCGCGCAGCTGATAGAGCAGAACGCGGCCGCGGGCGTTACTAAGCTGGCCTTGCTGGCGCAATTGAGTGGGCAGGAGCAGCAACAGATTACAGCGGAAACCAATCTGACGGGAACGACAGTGGCCGAGCTGAAAGCGCAGATCAAAGAGCTGCAGGCCAAAAATGCCGGGTACGCCGAACAGCTCAGCCTGCTGCAGAATCAGCCGCCGGTGGCTGAGGTACAGGCCGAAGAAGTGGACATGGATGCCCTGCGTGCGGAGATTCGCGCCGAAATGAAGGCTGAAATGGAAAGCCAGCGCCGGGCCGACGCCAAAATGACCGAGCTGAACCAGAAAGAGCGCGATGAAGCCATAAAGGCCGCACAGAAAGCCAGGGCTGAACTGGAAGAGGCAAAACGTGCTGCTGCGGTGGCTGAACAGGCACGCGCTAAAGAACTGGATCAGGCGCGCCACCAGGCAGAAGAAACCGCTGCCCGGCTGAACATGGTCGCGGATGAATCCGCGGTGCGCTTCGGCTTGCTGTTTGACCAGTTGCAGGACACCGCCGGAAAAATATTTGACCTAGTTGATACTTTGCAGCAGGGTGGCCTGACCGAAAAGGCGGAAAAATTCCAGACAGCGCTCCATAAGGCGCTGCTTGCCTTGGCCGATGAAGCGGAGGATGTACAGAAATGATGGCAGCATTTGAGGCGGGCGTGCGGCTGAGCATTTTCATGCTGGGCGCTGGGGTCGGCCTGCTCGGCAGCCGCGGCGAAAGGTGGGGTGACTGATGGACATCCTGCTTTCGATCATCGGCAGCGCTGTTCTGGCCGTGCTGCTGGCAGCAGCCTATACCGCCGGGGTAGCCGCCGGGAAAGCTGCCGCGCATGTGGATGATGAAGAATCAAAAATTTATATGCCGCACACACATGGCGGAGATCCTGACACCTGAACGCAGAGACAGCCATATTTCGGATTAAGGGAGGCATACACACATGGGTAAAAACAAACGTTTGCCGAATGATACCGTACTGGCAGCCCTGCAGCTGGTGCGCGGCCAGGCCAGGCGTAAGGCCGAGTATAAGCGCCAGGTTGACGAGATCATCCTGCGCAGCGGCGCAAATTTTGTGGATACCACAACCCGCTGCGGCGCACCCGTGCGTGTGTACCTGCCGTGCGCCAACGGCAGCGCCAGCGACATCACCGCCGACAAGGCCGAGGCGATCCAGCAGCTTGAGACACAGCGGGATGTGCAGATCATGCGAGCCATCGATGCCGCCGCGGATGAGATCGGGGCGGACATCCAGAGCGCCACGGTACGGGCCGCGCTGCAAAAGGCTATTGCACTCAACTGCAAGGACTGCCGCACCTGGACATACGAGCGCCTGGAAGTGCCGGGAATTAGCCGGATAGAATTCTATCGCCGCCGCCGCAAATATTTGGAAAATGTTGCGCAACGCGTAGGAATTGGCTAAAAGTTGATACTGTGCAAGATTTTTTAGTGCTAGAATTGATATCATAGAATATTGAGAGGACAGCCCACCGGCTGCCCTCTTTTGTTTTGGAGTGTAACCCATGGCAGATAAAAACAACAAAACAACCAACCCCTGCGCCCGCTGTATCTGGCGCATGTGCGGCAACGAACGAGTGATCTGTTCCCTGCCGCACTGTGTGAACCCGCAGCAGTGCGAGCGGCCCAAACATAAAATCGGCCCCGGCGGATGCTGGACCTATCAGCGACCGCTGAGAAAGGCTCCCCTATGACTAACCCCCGGTATGCCAACGGAGCCCTGCGCAGAAAGCACCGGGCCCGGCTGAAAGCCATGGGCGCGCCGTGCGGAATCTGCGGCGGACGCCTTGGCCCGATCCATTACGACGAACCATCTGATGCCGCGCACCCGCTCAGCTTTGTGGTGGATGAGATACGCCCCGTTGCCCGCTGGCGCGAGTTCGGGTACGCATCCCCGCGGGCTGCGGCTGAAGATTGGGACAACTTACAGGCTGCGCATTACTGGTGCAACGCGCAGAAAGGCTGCAAGCTTTCGCCCGCAAAACCCAATTCGGCGCAGCACACCCGCACACAAAGGCCTCCTGCAGACGGCAGCTGGTGAGGGGTGGGGAGGGTCCCCCGCCCCGGCCGGCGGGCGACCCCCAAGCCGTCCAGCGCCGATTTACCCCCGCAAAAAATAATTTGATGGGGGGTGGTATCAAAACAGGAAGGAGAAGCAAAAAGTGGCAGCAGATACTTCTAATCGCGCGCGCGCGGAGATCGCGAAAAGGTCTGCCGCAGAGCGCAGAAAACTGGCTAAATTTTTGGCCAAAAACGGATTGAATGACGAAAAAATCAAGTCGCTTGACCCGGTGATTTTGAATGTTTCGTGGATGAAATCCAAGCTGGACGATGCCAGGGAAACCATCGGTGAGGAAGGCATCACGGTGGAATATGACAATGGTGGTGGGCAGTCGGGCGTGAGAGAGAACCCGGCCTTCCGGGCTTATGAGGCATTGTGGAAAACGTACCTGTCTGGATTGGATATGCTGATTAAGCTCCTACCTGTTGAGGTGCCGCAAGAGCAAATATCCGACATTAAGCCGACAAGCGTACTCACTCTGGTGCAGAATCGGAGAAAACAGGACGCATGACCGGCGCACAGATTCCAAGATACCGCATCGAGCCGGAGCGCGTTACGACCGACGGTGCGGACGCCGCAGCGCTGATGGCCGCCTACGGCAATGCGCTGGATGAATGGCAGCAGCTGGTGCTGGACTGCTGGCTGGGTCGGGATGCATCCGGGCGGTACACCGTGACCTCCGCAGGGCTGGCCGTGCCCCGGCAGAACGGGAAAAACGTGTGTCTGGAGGGGCGGGAGTTTTTCGGAATGGTCATCAACGGTGAGAAGATCCTGCACACCGCCCATCAGGTGCGCACGGCAAAAAAGAGCTTTAACCGGCTGGCCCGGATGTTTACCGACAAGCGGCACCCAGAGGTGCTGGAACTGGTGAAAAACATCCGCTACACCAACGGCGAGGAGTGCATCGAGCTTCTGAACGGCGGGAGCATTGAGTTCTCGGCCCGATCCCGGCAGGCGGCCCGCGGCTTTGACGGCATCTCGCTGGTGGTCTATGACGAGGCACAGGAACTGACGGACGACCAGGTGGAGGCCATCATGGCCACGCTGGCCGCATCGGCCACCGGCACCCGACAGCTGATCTATACCGGAACCCCGCCTTATCCGGGCTGTCCTGGCGACGTATTCCGCCGCCGCCGGACGGCCTGTCTTGGCGCACCAGGCGCGCACGATGCCTGGCACGAATGGTCAGTGGAGGGAGAGCAGGTTGACAAGATCGACCTAGAAGATCACGCGGTCTGGTATCAGACTAACCCGGCCATGGGCATTCGTCTCAGCGAGGAGTTTGCGGCGGAGGAGTGCCGGAGCATGAGCGCCGACGGCTTTGCCAGAGAACGCCTGGGCTGGTGGAGCCCCGTTCTGACGGAGCAGAGCGACAAGGCGCTGGATGCCCGGGCCTGGGCGGCCTGTGCCAGCGAGGCGGAAAAGCCTGAAGGCAAGACCGCCTACGGCATCAAGTTTGCCGCGGATGGTTCCGCTGTGTGCCTGTGCGGCGCGGTGATCCCGAAAGATGGCCCGGCCCGCGTCTCGCTGATCGAACAGCAGCCCACCGGCCGCGGCCTGGCCTGGCTGGTGGACTGGCTGAACGAACGCTATGACCGCGCAAGCTGTGTGGTGATTGATGGCCGCAACGGGGTGGACGTGCTGGTGGAGCGAATCCGCCCCACCTGGAAAGCCAAAAGCGCCGTGCTCCGCCCCTCTGCCAGGGACGTAATCGCATCGGTGGGGCTGTTTACCACCACCGTGAACGAGCGCGGCCTGACCTGGTACAAGCCGCAGCAGGCTCTTGCCGAAAGCGCCGTTACCAGCACCAAGCGTCCCATCAGCGGCGGGTATGGCTTTGGCGGCGATAACAGCCTGCCGCTGGAAGCCTGTGCCCTGGCACTGTGGGGCGCGAAAACCTGCAAACGCGACCCGACACGCAAAATGCGCATCGGATGAGAGGAGAACCATGACGAATACCCTGAATTTTGGCCATGTGGCCGGGCTGACCGCCGCGGAACAGCAGCAGCTTAGCGACCTGGCCGAAACGTATATGTATCATCAGAGCCGCAACGCCACCAAAGACAAGTATTACGAGGGGCACGTCACCTTGCAGGACGTGAACCTTGGTCTTGCGCTGCCGCAAGGTCTGCGCGGTCTGGAGGTCGGCTGCAACTGGGGACAGAAGGCGGTGGACGCACTGGCATCCCGCAGTATGTTCGATGGTTTTGTGAGCAACGGCGGCGCACTGGACGGGATGCAAAAGCTGGTGACCGACAACCGTCTGGTTGCAGCCTACGCCAAAGCCTGCCGGGATCAGCTGAAATACGGATGCGTGTTCGCCACACTGTCCGCAGATGCGGACATCGGCTGTCGCATCCGCTTTCACTCCCCTGCCACAGCCTCCGCGCTATGGAGCGGCGAGAAGGGGCGCATCGACTGCGGGCTTGCCATCATCGACACGGTACAGGACGAGCACAATAAAGGCAGCTGGCGGCCCGCACTGGTCAACTTCTACACCGATACCGCCGTCATCGTGCTGCGCTCTAACGGCAGCAGCTGGGCGGCGCAGCGGATGCCCCACCGGATGGGTCGTCCGCTGATGGAGCCGCTGATCTGGAACGCCACCAGCAATAAGCCCTTTGGCCGCAGCCGCCTGAAGCGTGCCATCCGTTCCCTTATCGACGACTATGTGCGTACCGTGGCTAACGCCACCATTGCGCTGGAGTTTGACACCACGCCGCAGAAATACATCCTTGGCGTGACGGATGAGCAGTACGATACCATCGTATCGGACAAGTTCCGGCAGTATGTCGGGGCGCTCATCGCTGCCACATCCAACCCGGAGACCGGCGAAAACCCGGTCTTTGGGCAGCTGGCGCAGGGCAGCTTGCAGCCCCATGTGGAAAAGATGCGGATGACCGCCACCCAGTTTGCGGCAGCCACCGGCCTGACCGTGACCGATGTGGGCGTGATCAATGATGCCAATCCCACCAGCAGCGATGCGATCCTGGCCCAGAGCCAGACGCTGGTGCTGATGGCCCAGCAGCTGAACACCGGCAACGGGGATGCACTACGCACCATTGCCCGGATGGCCCAGGCCATTGCCCGCAAAGTAACGCTGGATGAGCTGACCGAGGAAGAGCGGGACGTGATGGCCCACTTCAAGAACCCGGCGATGCCCAGTGTAGCCGTGACCGCCGATGCGGCCATCAAGATTGCTTCCGCCCGGCAGGAGTTTGCCGCCACCGACACGTTTTTGGAGATGATCGGCTTTGACCAGGCCGATATCCGCCGCATTAAAGCGCAGGAACAGCGGGTGCGGGGCCAACAGGTGCTGATGGAGATGGAAAACGATGCAGATAACAGCCAACGCCTGGAATGAGTACATCACCCGGCTATCCCGCCTGAACCGGAAAGCCGGACAGCTCATGCGGGAATACATAGGCTCTCACGGCACCGAAAACACGGCCGACCTGATTGCCTACGCCTACGGCCTTGTGACGAAATACGGCGAGGGCAGCGCCGAGCTGGCCTGCCAGATGTATGATGCACTGGCCGAAGCGGCCAACGCCGGGGTGCCCGCCGCCGAGCCTGCCATACCGGCAGACTACGGCGAGGTTGCCCGCATGGTGAACGCCACCAAGAACCAAAACCCGGCCAACCTGCCCAACGGCGTCAGCCGCCTGGTCAAGCGTGCCGGGGCCGATACCACCCTGAAAAACGCTGTCCGCGACGGGGCTGAGTGGGCCTGGGTGCCGCACGGCGATACCTGCCCGTTCTGCATCACGCTGGCAAGCAACGGCTGGCAGAAAGCCAGCAGCAAGGTGCTGAAAGGCGGCCACGCCGACCACATCCACGCCAACTGCGACTGTGAGTTTGCCATCCGGTTTGACCACAATACCACTGTGGCGGGATATGACCCGGAAAAATACCTGAAACAGTACCGGGATGCGGGCGGAGACATCAACAAAATGCGGCGGGTGAACTACGCCGCCAACAAGGAGCGCATCAATGCCCAGAAACGGGCGGCGTATGCCGAAAGACAAAAGTATTTGATCAGTGCTGCTGAGAGAGGGAAAGGTCCCATTACGAAAATCACTGATTCCGTAATCAATGATTTCCCCGCTGTTAAGGTCGATTGGTTTACCGAAGATCAAAACAAGCAATTTAGATCGTTACATAAAGAACTGCTTCAAACTTCTCGCGACAAAAACAACTGCTTTGAAACAGCTTTTATTGTTTCAGGAGATTTAAGTCGAAAGACTATTGTATTTGGCGATGAAACCACAATCTCTATTCCACCGCTTTCAACTGGCTTAAATAGTTGGATTTTGCATAACCATCCGAGAAACAGCAGCTTTTCAATTGAAGATATCGCAGCTGTTACTATTCCTGGATATCAGGGAATCACTATCGCCAAAAACAATGGCGGATTGGAAATATTGACGAAATCTCCAAATTGTGATAACATCAGATTGCAAAATGATGTGCGACGTTTTCTTATAAGAAAACCCAACAAAATATCTGATTCAGACGCACAAAAAATGATTTCAAAATGGGTTGAAAAGGGGTGGGTAAAGTGGCTGATAGTAGAAAAGCAGAAGTGAATTTTTCGGATTTTGAAGCGGTGGATTTTAGCGATTCCGACCTTGTACTGGATGGCGATTCGGAAGCATTTGCCAAGTGGTATTTGGAAAAAACAAAGTCACTTGCTCCGCTGGATGACATCAAAGAAGACACCTGAACCACGATGCACACGCACCGTGGTATTTTTATGCCCATTTTTACGAAAAGGATTCAAGGAGGACGACATGGAACTGAAAGACACTGTAAAAGGCATGATGAGTGACGACTACAAAGAGCGCATGGCAGCCGAGTATCACCAGACCAAAATCCGTTACGAGAAGCTCAAAAAGCTGAACACCAGAATGGAGGCAAAAGTTATTTGCACATCCAGCGCGGTCGAGCCCCAGATGGATGGTACTCCCGCACGCCTGTTGCGTGATCAGCAGCGCATTATGGGGGAGTATCTTCACATTCTGGAACTTCGGGCGGAGATTGAAGAAATCTTCATCTGAATTTTTCATGTGCTTTTGCACTCAACTGCAAAGGCACTTTTATTATGCCCACTCCAGCCGCATGAGGCCGGAGCGGGCAATTTTTATACCAAATTTTGCCCGGCATGGCGTAAAACTGTACAGCCAGAGCGGATGCAACCCGCGTAAACAAAGCGCAGGCAGAAAGGACACAACATGAAACGCGAAGACGTAAAGAAGCAGATCCCCAACATCACCGATGAGCAGCTGGACTGGCTGATGGGCGAAAACGGCAGGGATATCACCGCCGAAAAGACCAAAGCCACCAACCTGCAGATCCAGGTGAACGGCCTGACCACCCAGCTGAACACCGCCAAAGACAGCCTGAAAGCCTTTGAAGGCGTGGACGTGGCCGACCTGAAAGGCCAGATCACCAAGCTGCAGGGCCAGCTGGCCGACCAGGCCGACAGCTTTGCCTTTGATTCCGCCCTGGACGGCGCAATCCGTGACGCGCACGGGCGTGACGTAAAGGCCATCCGCGGTATGTTGGACGTGGATGCACTGAAAGCCAGCAAGGACCGCACCACCGACATCAAGGCCGCGCTGGATGCCCTGACCAAAGAAAAAGCCTGGGCCTTTGATGCCGCCCCCGGCGGCTACCCCAACGTCCGCGACGGCGGCGACCCGAACAAAACCCCAACCGGTTCCACGCGCGAGCAGTTCGCGGAGTGGTTCAACGAAGTCATGAAGTAAAGGAGTAAAAGTATGGCATCTATTGATATCAACCGCACGACTACTATTTCCCTGCCGGGCAGCGTGTCCAGCGAAATTTTGCAGAAAACCCAGGAATCCAGCGCCGTCATGGCACTGGCCCGGCAGATTCCGCTGCCCGGCCTGGGCGTAACCATCCCCGTTATCACCGGCGACCCCGAAGCGGGCTGGGTCGGTGAGACCGAGAAAAAGCCGGTCAAGCGCGGCACTCTGGCCACCAAGCAGATGCAGCCCTACACCCTGGCCGTCATCGTACCGTTTTCCAACCAGTTCCGCCGCGATGTGCCAGCCCTGTATGATCAGCTGGTGCAGCGTCTGCCCGGCGCTCTGGCCAAAAAGTTTGACCAGACCGTGTTCGGGGCGGTGGAAGCCCCCGGCTCCAACTTCGATACCCTGAAAGCCTGCACGGCTCAGAGCATCCTGACCAATGCCTACGGTGGTCTGGTTGCCGCCGATGCAGACATCGCCGCCCATGACGGCATTCTGAACGGCTGGGTGCTGGCCCCGCAGGGCAAGGCCATCCTGCTGAACGCGGTGGACGGCAATAAGCGTCCCCTGTTCATCAACTCCGTGGCCGAAGGCGCAGTGCCCATGATTCTGGGCGCGCAGGTGCGCCAGAGCAAGGGCGCCTACACGGCCAACACGGCCAGCGATGCCGCCGTTGTCGGCTTTGCGGGCGACTGGAGCCAGGCTGTATACGGCACCGTGGAGGGCGTGCAGATCGCCATTTCCGACCAGGCCACCCTGACCGACGGTTCCACCACCATCAACCTGTTTGAACAGAACATGTTCGCCGTGCGCGCCGAGATCGAAGTCGGCTTCCGCTGCGACACCACGGTGTTCAACAAGCTGACCGGCGCAGCCAAAACGGGGTCCTGATCATGATTGAATTCAAGAACCGCCTGACCGGCACCCTGATGGCCGTTGCCCCGGAGCGGGAAGCTGAATATCTGGCGGCAGGGCATACCCGCGTGGATCCTCCGGCGGCCGCCGCCCCGGCCAGGCAGACCGCCGAAGAGCCCGCTGAAGAGCCCACCGCCAAGCAGACCGCCGAAGAGCCCGCCGAAGAGCCCACCGCCAAGCAGACCGCCGCCCCGGCCCCGAAGAAGAAAGCCGCCGCCAGGAAATGAGGTGATGGCAATACCTCTACCGCAGCTATCACGCTCTAGGCGGCAACGGCACCGGCACGGAACTGTACACCCGTGCCAAGTCGCTGCCGATCAAAAACGAGTAAAGGAGATTTTTATGGATTTAGCATCTTTTGGTATCGCAAGCGTGGCTTGCATCACCGTCATCTGCTATCTGGCCGCAGCCGCAATCAAACAGACCCCGCTTGCAAATAAATGGCTGCCGACACTGTGCGGCGCTCTGGGCGGCGTGCTTGGCCTTGCAGCTATGCATCTGTCGGTTCCTGACTTTCCGGCGGGCGACCCGCTGACGGCGCTTGCAGTCGGGATTGTGTCCGGTCTTGCGGCGACCGGCGCAGATCAGATCATTAAGCAGGCGAGCAAGTAAGCCGAAAAGGGCCACTAGGCATTGCGCCTAGTGGCCCTTTTCCTTTTTAGCGCACGATTGATAGTTCTGCGGCAATCAAGCCGTAATCAAGGACTGTAATCGTTTCGCATATAGATGGCAGGGGTAGAAGGATTCGAACCCTCGGCACGCGGTTTTGGAGACCGCTGCTCTACCAACTGAGCTATGCCCCTATGTAAAAAGCCCACAGTAGCTAACATGCTGTGGGCTTTGCTATGGAGCTGTTAGGCAGATTCGAACTGCCGACCTCATCCTTACCAAGGATGCGCTCTACCGACTGAGCTATAACAGCATGTGGCGACCCGGATCAGGCTCGAACTGACGACCTCTAGCGTGACAGGCTAGCGTTCTAACCAACTGAACTACCGGGCCAAGCCCTTTCGCGCTTTGCATCAGGCGTTACCTGACCGCTGCAACATGATTGATTATACTGGATTATACCCCAACTGTCAAGCACTTTTTTGATTTTTTTACCATTTTTCTTGTGTTTCGCGCATCAGCGTCAATAAAGTTTTGGGCGGGTGCTCTTGTGCTTTCCTCTGCTGACCACGGCCATGCCGCAGCGTTAATTTGCAGTTGCTCTTTCCCGACTACAACATTTTTTGTTACAGCGTTTTGGAAAAAAGCTGGTCAACAGGGCCGTAAATCGTTTTATAATCTCCGACTTTGGTAAAGCTATATTTTTCATACAGCCGGTTCCCCCTGTATTTTTCGGCAACAAACAAAAAACCTATCAAAGGCCCACAACCATATTCTCTTGGCATTTCATCCCGATTGGTAAATGTGCAGAAAGCCGCCGCGTCATCATCGCGCAAGGCCACAAGAGCTCTTTCGTTATTTTCAAAATCGTTTGGCTCCATCTTCTCTGCCCCAAAAATGCTGCTGCTTTCCATGGGCAGCCTGCTGCAAAAGCGATGGTCCCATCCCACAGTTCATGGCCGGGTGCCATTACGATAATTTTCTCCAACGTATTCTCCTTGAAACCCTTCGGATTTTAACGAATCGAACCGCAAACAAAAAGCACAGCAGTTTTTCGATCAATGATTTCCGTATATCCTGCCCCCTGCTGGTACAGGTTAAAAATCAGCTGTACCGCCTCCGCTTCCCGCGGAACAATAACATACTGGCCGGTGGTTTTATCCACCGCATACCCCAACGGCGTCAGCCGCCTGGTCAAGCGTGCCGGGGCCGATACCACCCTGAAAAACGCCGTCCGGGACGGGGCTGAGTGGGCCTGGGTGCCGCACGGCGATACCTGCCCGTTCTGCATCACACTGGCAAGCAACGGCTGGCAGAAAGCCAGCAGCAAAGTGCTGAAAGGCGGCCACGCAGAACACATCCACGCCAACTGTGACTGTGAGTTTGCCATCCGTTTTGACCACAACACCACCGTGGCAGGGTATGACCCGGACAAGTATCTGGCCCAGTACAATGCAGCAGGCGGCGATATCAACAAAATGCGGCGCATTGATTATGCAGCCCGGAAAGACGCTATCAACGCCCAGAAAAGGGCGGCGTATGTGGCAAGGAAAAACTTCTCTGTTTATTCTAGCTTGAACATGGAGCCAAAACCTGTTACAATGCAGTCAATCAGCAATGTCAAGTCGTTCAACTGCGAAACTCTGGACGGTGCAAAGCAGCAACAACTTCAAAGCGCCCACAAACGACTGCTCATGACTGCGGCAAAACAGCCGCCCGGTGTTGAAGTCGGCAAGGCGTTCGACCTGAACATGAAGCCGTTGACGCAGGATGTCGTCGGCAGCGCAGAGGGGCACTCTGTCAAGCTGCCCAACTTTAATGTACCCTATGCCGTCATACATACGCACCCTGCGTGTGACATTTTCTCCCATGGTGACTTGTCGAGCTTCGCCAAAAATGAGAACTTGAAACTCATGACGGCCATTGGGCATAACGGACACATCTATGCGGTCGAGAAAAGCGCTGATTACGATGCCGTTGCGGCAAAAGACATTGTTTGGCAGCTGAACGCCGGAATAGACCGGCTGAAAAATATCCCCCGTGCGGAACTGTCAGACGAGCAGCTTCTTGAGCAGGCTGAAAAACTTGTCTGGCAAGCCATCAAAGAACTTCAAGAGAACGGAGTGAGATTCTATGAGTAGTCGGCTTACACCGGAACGGATTGCAGAAATGCAGAAGTGGCTTCTCGAACATCCGATTGACCACGAATACGACGAGATGTGCGATATGCTGGACAGCCCTGCGCCTCCGGCCCAGCTTGCTTCTCGCGCTGCTTACGATGTGCTGAAAGAAATTGGGGAACTCCCTCCCGGCATTGAATGACCTTTATATTCTGACCACGATGCAAACCGCACCGTGGTTTTCTTTTGCCCATTTTGCCCGCATGAGGACGGAACGGGCACTTTTTATACCAATTTTTGCCCGGCATGGCGTAAAACTGTACAGCCAAAGCGGATGCGACCCGCGTAAATAAAAGCGCAGGCAGAAAGGACACAACATGAAACGCGAAGACGTAAAGAAGCAGATCCCCAACATCACCGATGAGCAGCTGGACTGGCTGATGGGCGAAAACGGCAGGGATATCACCGCCGAAAAGACCAAAGCCACCAACCTGCAGACCCAGGTGAACGACCTGACCACCCAGCTGAACACCGCCAAAGACGGCCTGAAAACCTTTGAGGGCGTGGACGTGGCTGAGCTGAAAGGCCAGATCACCAAGCTGCAGGGCCAGCTGGCCGATCAGGCCGACAGTTTTGCCTTTGATTCCGCTTTGGATGGTGCCATCCGCGATGCCCACGGGCGTGACGTGAAGGCCATCCGCGGGATGCTGGATGTGGATGCACTGAAAGCCAGCAAGGACCGCACCAGCGACATTCAGGCCGCGCTGGATGCCCTGACCAAAGAAAAAGCCTGGGCCTTTGATGCCGCCCCCGGCGGCTACCCCAACGTCCGC